CGGATTGGACTTCAAGGATATTACCTATACATTCCTTCGTGATTTTGAGCAATACTTAAGGGAAAAGGGCAATGCGGTCAATACGATAGCCAAGCACATGAGACAGCTCCGTACCTTGGTCAATGAGGCAATCAACCAGGGATATATGCACGCGGACGCTTATCCGTTCAGAAAGTACAAAATCAAGCAGGAGAAAGGCAGACATGAGTTTCTTACCCCGGACGAGCTGAAGAAACTGGAAACGGTCGAGGTGGAAGAGGAATCCATGCGCCATGTGCTCGATGCCTTCCTGTTCTGCTGTTATACCGGATTGCGCTATTCTGACTTCTGCCAGCTCACACCTGAGAATTTCATTAGGATAAACGGCAAGCGGTGGCTGTACTTCAAATCCGTCAAGACAGGGGTGGAAATCCGTCTGCCGTTGCATCTGCTGTTTGAAAGCAGGGCATTGGGCATTCTTGACCGTTATCCGGATATCGGAAGTTTTGCCGCTTTGCCTTGTAACTCGGAAGTGAATAAGCAGCTTCGAAAGCTGGCCGGATTGTGTGGTATCAAAAAGCGGATAACCTACCATGTGAGCCGTCATACCTGTGCCACCCTGCTGGTTCATCAGGGAGTTGCGATTACAACAGTCCAAAAGCTGCTCGGACATACTTCCGTAAAGACCACACAGATTTATTCGGAGGTACTTTCCAGCACCATTGTGCGTGACTTGAAAAATGTTCAAAGGAAAAGGAAAAAAGTAAAGATGTTTCCCGATAAAGGCTTGAGAACATCTGATTTTATAGACAACCGGTAGATTTCATGAATCCTATTTGTTTTCTATTAATAAATCCGGATATCATCCACCTTCCAACTTTTAGATAGTAAAACAGCCCGGATGGTATAAAATCTCAGAAAATAAAAAGCTCCGAAACAAGATTTGCCCCGGAGCTTTTGGAAAAATTCTGATTGATTATTCCATCCTTATGCCCTATTTGTATATGAATGCCTTATTAAGTTCTTCTTCAGGCATCAATGTATTGAATTCAATACCGTCACATATCCAAATGATATCTGTGGTTAACTTGTCCGCACCTGCACCTTTTACGATATTATCCTGAATAGTCATATTTTTAAATTTGAATCCAGTAATTGTAATGGCTGAATCCTTACAATAATCATTTGATATATTTTCAAAAGTACACCCGGTGATTTCGACATGGGCATTCTCATTTACTGCAGAACTGTTTCCATCTGTCAGTTCAAGATGTATATAGCGGTAACCTGGCACAGTGTTTTTAAATATGCAATTTCTAATGGTCACTGATGAGATATCCTTATCTGTCAACTGGATGGCATCCCATTCGGAATTGGTAAATGTGCAGTTCTCAAATGTAATATTCTTGCATTGTCCTTCATTGACATATACAGCAGAACCGTTTCCTTTGGCATTATGCCCGTTATCAAATGTTATACCTTTCACACTGATATTTGTACCATTGAAATACACCGGATTGCCTTGTAAAGTCACTCCTTCCGCACCTCCATCAAGCACAACATTCTCATCATTGAATGAAACAACTTCCGGCAAATAGACCGCTGCTCCCTCACTGTTGTTGATGATATCTTGGAAACTTGTACTATTGGCATATTCCTTAACTTCCCATGTTCCGTAAGAATCCGGCAATTCACTAGTTTTCACAGTCATATATTTCCCGTCTTGCGCCAAGAAATTAGTGTCCTTACCTTCAGCCAGATTATTTGCCGGATTGAATCCCGCAAACGTACCTCCGGATATACTGATTTTGGCAGTTCCATTTTGATAGTTCCCATCCAGGCAGTTACAAAGGAACCTGTAATCTCCACTGCTTGACTTTTGTTGTATAGAGAACTCGCCACCTTTTACAATGACCTCACCTTCATAGCAATATATTGCAGAAATATTCCCAATGTAAACGCCGCTTTCTATAATCAGCTTGCCACCATCACGGACATCAAACACGTAACAGTCACCCTCTTTCGCTTTAATCGTACCGTTCTTTACTGTCAGTGTCCCACCTTGAACAGAAATGGCAGACCAATTATTTCCACTATAAATGTTTGTTGAATTAGAGATGGTTTTACCGTTTAGATCCAATACAAGTTCCTTTCCTTTTGCCACCTCAACCGGCTTCTCCAGAATAATGTCATCAGACAATGTAAAGCTACCTCCGTTCTGGGCGGCTTCATCAAGAGCACCCGCACCAAAGAATTTCACGATACGGGAAACTGAAATTTCCTGCCCGTTGTTATCTATAAGGGTCACTTTCAGAACGGCCTTTTCTCCACTTATTCCTTTCTTGTTGATTTTGACTGTCGTTCCGGTACATTTCCCATCCGTAAATACAGGTTCCTTAATTTCCACATCCTTATTTTCAGCACGGGTCACAATGTCTATATCTGTAGTACCGTCCTCGCTTCTCAATTCCGCAACCAAAGCCTTATAAGTCTCTGTTGTCAGACCAATAAATTCAATATCAATTGTATTACTAACGGAAGTTACCGAGAAAATATCGCAACCATCCTTGAACTTGACAGATAATATTTTGGTACGTGGTACGGTCAGCTTGGTCTTTCCGTCAGCCAGAGTGAATATGACATTATCAGGATCACTTGTGTAGTCCACTCCGTTTTCCGCAAATACCGCATCACCTCTGTCGCCTTTCTCCCCGGTCGCCTTAATCCCTGTCGATTTCCAGTTCTTGCCGCCATCCGTTGAGATTTCCCATTCATTTGTCGTGGCGTTGATTTGAACTTGGGGGGCAATGGCGTCGTCCCCTTTGGCTCCCTGTGCCTTTATCCCTGTATCAGTCGTACCTATCCACCAGTTTCCGTTCTCACCGATATGAGGAGTAATACCGGAAGGTCCTTGTTCACCCTGTGCCTTTATCCCTGTATCGGTCGTGCCTATCCACCAGTTTCCGTTCTCGCCGATATGAGGTGTGATGCCGTCATCCCCGGCATCTCCCTTGTCACCTTCAGGACCGGTTACAGGAATCTTCTTGTCACCATCAAGCAAGAACTCTCCGTCCACAGTCCAGTAATACACTCCGTCACTATCCTTTGCCACACCGATAACCGGGGTTGAACCGTCTTTGCCGTCAGTACCGTTCTGCCCGTCCGTTCCATCCTCACCGTCAACACCGTCTTTGCCGTGTCTGATAATGATGGGGGATCCGCTCTGGAAAGTGATAGTGTAACCGGTTTCCTTTCCATTCTCCATTAAAGGGGTGACACTTGTGATGAAATTCCTGTTTTCTAGAGCTGAGACAATGCTTTGCAATGACTGGATATTCGTGTTGACAGACTTCTGCCATTCCTCAAGAGCCGTAATCCGGTCTTCCAGATTCTCAAGATTGTTTCGAAGTTCTGAGTCGTCATAATCATCGGAGCAGGAAGGCAAACCGAATGCACACATTACAAAGCCTGCAATCCACATCTTGCGGATCACATTTTTACCAATAATACTTCTTTCCATAAAAAAATCAAGCCTTCCCAGTTCCTCAAAAGGCCATTACCCAAAAATCAAGCGTGGAACTGCCATGCTATATTGCAAACAGGAACTATGAGAATGACTAATGGAAGAAACAATAGTGATTTACTTTATGATGTAAGAAAACATCATACTATCCCTTCTCATTTGGAGAATCCATATATCCCGATTTACAAGACGAACATAACGCTTTTTAAACTAATGTTATCAGATATTTATTAAATAATTGGTGCAAAATTAGCTAAAAAATGATAATGATGCTAGTCTGTAATATAATTTTTTACATTCCAGTCCTATTCAATATATTTATATTCTTCTTCGGTAAATCGTTTTTTATCACTATCTTTGCAGTATAACCAAGAGCTTGATGGCAATAAATATTGTCATCAGGCTCTTTTTTTGTTGTCATATCGTGGCAATGGATTTAAGTAATTCTGCAACAATGACGCAAGTAAATAGACATATCTTTGAAACAATATATTTTATAATCAAGACAAAGTAATGAAAGACGTAATTTACAATTTTATTAATGAGCACATGATGATACACATTGTACTGATAGCCTTGTGTATCGCAGCCACTATCGGCGCAATGTTCGTGGATCTGGTCTCAGGAATAATGAAGGCAAAACAACGCGGGGAGGCAAGAACATCCACGGGGTATAAGAAAACAGCCGTCAAGGCGAAGAAGTATTTCACTCCATTTATAGAGTTGTGCTTCATTGATCTGTTGTGCTGTGTGGTTATCCCCTTTCCTGTTTTTTCAATGATTTGGACGGGTTACTGCATTTTCTGTGAGTTTAAATCAGTTCGTGAAAAATCATGGGAAAAAGCGGAGTTGCGCAAAGCAGAAAAGACAATGAGTGTGATCATCGAGAACAAGGATGATATCGCCAAGATCATGGCTCAGATATTGTTTGATAATGAAAACAAGAAGGAGGAAAAGAAATGAAACTAAAAGTTGAGAGATTATGGAAAAAGCCCGGATATACGGTCGGGCGGTTGTATGTGGACGGAAAATTCTTCTGTAACACATTGGAAGACACTGTTCGTGATCTGAACAGGGAAAGGAAAATACCCGGAAAGACAGCCATCCCTTATGGTGAATACAAGGTTGTGTTCAACTGGTCACCTAAATTCGGGCGCAACCTGCCGAGGCTGCTGAATGTGCCGGCATTCGAAGGCATCCTCATTCATCCTGGCAACACGGCTGATGATTCTTCCGGCTGCATTCTTGTGGGAAAAAACACGGAAGTCGGACGGCTGACCGAATCACGCTACACATCCGACAAACTCAATGTGCTGGTTGAGGATGCGCAGAGAAAGGGTGAGAGCATCACCATTGAGATTGTATAATAGAATATGAATGATTATTATAACAGAAGCGTTCTTTGACTTGTTGGAATTACCGCTGAATTAAAAGTGTTAAATATCTGGTTTGAGTTTATAAAATCAAATTATTTTTCTACTTTTGTAAACTCAAAAAAACAAAATGTGCACATGAAAGACATATTTTCAAGACGATTAAAGATTGCCAGAAAGATAAAAGGTATGTCTTTAATGAAACTAAGTAAGGCTATGGACGGCATAGTTTCAGCTAATGCATTAGCTAAATATGAGAGAGGGGAAATATTCCCTTCCAGCAATGTTATGATAAAGTTGTCATCAGTCTTAGACGTTTCTGTTGATGATTTTTTCAGACCTATTACTGTATGCATAGATGTCGATAGCATAAAATATCGGAAACGGGCTTCTTTAGGTAAAAAAGAAATAGAGTCGATAAATTGTTACGCTTCGGCTCGTTTAGAGAAATATCTCGAAGTGGAGAAAATGAGTGGGGAGACCTCTGTTTTCTCAATAAACTATTTTGATGTACCTATAAAAAGTGAAAGTGATGTACTGACTATAGCATCAAGATTTAGACAAGATTTTAATCTTGGCAATTCTCCCATTTCAAATCCAATAGAGATACTTGAAAGTGCTGGAGTCAAAATTATAGAAGTTGATGCTTCTCCAAAATTTGATGGCGACAGTTTTACTTGTGGAGATGTGTTTGTGATCGTACTAAACAAGAATTTTACAGCTGAAAGGAAAAGAATGTCATTGTTTCATGAAACAGGGCATAAAGTTATGAATATTCCTGATGGAATGAATGAGGAACGGTTATGTAACGTATTTGCAAATGAAGTGCTTTTGCCATCAGATATCTTTATTCAAAAGATAGGAAAGATAAGAAAAGATATTTCATTAGTTGAACTGAAAGATTTACAACGTCAATATGGTATATCGGTAGAAGCTATGATGGTAAAGGCAAGACAGTTGGGAATTATATCAGAGAATAGATACACCTGTTTTTACAAACACAAGAATTCCTCCAAGAAGTTCAAAAAGGAAGTTGAGGATAGTGTCTTTCATGAAGAGTATTGCAAAAGATATGAACGTCTAGTATTTAAACTTCTTTCAAATGAAGTCATTACGGAGTCAAAATGTGCCTCATTGTTGGAAACTAACCTTTCTGATGTTCATAATAGATTAAATCTGATATAATGGATGTAGTAGTAAACGACACAAATATATTCATTGATTTGTTATCAGTAGAACTCTTGGAAGAAACATTCAAACTGCCAATCGATTTTCATACGGTAGATTATGTTGTATCAGAGATTGTTGATAGCTATCAGAAAAAATGTATTATGAGCCTGGTTGATAGGGGATTGTTGACAGTAAAGGAGTTTAATGAAATTGAATCGTATGAAATCATAAATATGTACGAAAAACGAAGCAATAACGTATCTGTTACAGACTGTTCGGTATGGTACTATGCAAAACAGAACAACTACCGACTACTTACTGGAGACGGAAAACTGAGATATAGTGCCATTAATGACGGTGTTATGGTTTCCGGGATTTTATTCATTACAGATATGCTTGTTGATTATGGAATAGTTGACCCAATTACGATGACTTCAAAACTCAATGAATTATCATGTGTAAACAAGAGGCTGCCTAAAAAGTTGATTGAGGAATATGTTTCTAAGTATATGAATATGAAAAAGATGTCTTAAAGACAAGTATTGATAAAGTCTTGTTAATCCAAAATAAATCAAAGCGGTAATCCCCAACGGTTTTACCGCTTTTTTTATGTTTAAAAACTGAAATTATGAAACAGAGGATATATTTTTGGATGTTTGTTGCAGTAGTGTTACTTCTGCTGTTCGGATCATGCGGTAGCTCGCATAAGGCTCTCAAATCCGACACAGAAGTAATCAGGAAGGACAGTGCCAGTGAATCTGCCAACATCGTACACGGATCAACCGCTTCTTTGAGTGAACTTATTACAACCAATGGCAGCTATGTAATTGATTTCCGTATCTATGATACCCGAAAACCGCCCGACAGTCTGACCGGGAAATCTCCGTTACTGGCAGATGGGCAAATAGAGGGAAATTTCAATCAGGCAAAAGACAAGAAATCGGTTATAAAC